AGAGTCCCGCGAAGCACTCGAGCAAATCGAGATGAAGCTGTCGCGGGAACAGGTGCCGGAAGCACTCCGGTCCCAGAACATCCGCTCCATCACAGTAGAAGGTGTAGGCCGCGTTACCCTTGGGACGCGGTGGTCGGCTTCTATGCCCGATAAGGCAGCTGGATTCGAGTGGCTCCGCGCAAACGAGCACGGGGGCGTCATCCAAGAGACAGTGAACGCTCAGACACTTGGAGCGCTGGCCAAGGAACTGAACGAAGAAGGTACGGAACTACCAGCACCAACGTTCACAACGAACATTATGACGTACACGAGCATCACAAAGGTAAAATAATGCCGAAGGAGGAGTACTTAGGTGACGGGTTGTATGCATCATTCGATGGGTTCATGTTCAAGTTGCGTGCGCCCCGAATGGACGGTGATCATGCCGTGTTCCTAGAACCCGCCGTACTGCGTAATTTCGACGGATATCGCAAACGTGTAATAGAGGAAATGGAAAATGAACGAAATCGCAAAGACACAAAGTAACGTACCCGCGCACTTGCAACAGTACGCCAAGCAGCGAATTGGTAACGTTGATTCCACTGATCGCATCATCCCCCGGGTAAAGTTGATGCAAGCGATCAGCCCCGAACTGCAAGACTTCCCGGAAGCCAAAGCCGGTCAGTTCTGGCATACCATCGCGCAGGAGAGCCTAGGTCCGACACTTAAGGCAATCCCCATCATCATCCGCAAGTCCTATGTGCTTTGGGCTCCGCGCAACGATGACCGGGGCATTCTGGCCCGCGCGATGGACGGAGTGCATTGGGACCCGGCAGACGCTGAGTTCCGTGTCAAACCCAAAGGATCACCCGCCGAAGTGGTATATCACACCAAGAAGACGGTGGCGGAATCCAAGCTGGACCAGTTTGGGACTTCCATTCCGGGGGATCCTAATTCGGCACCGGCAGCGAGCCTCACTTACCAAATGATGTGGTACTTGGTCGACTATCCCGAATTGTCGCCCTCCATCATTATTAACACGCGGTCGAGCGTCAAGCCGATGCAGCAGTTGCTGTCGCGGATCGACTCCAAGCCCGTCGCCCACTATCTTCAGGTGTACGACATTGGGTCGGTGCAGCAAAAGGGTGCCGAAGGTCCCTACTTCAACTTCTCCTACACCGGGGCGGGATTCGCCAACGAGGATCAGGCGGCAATCTGCAGTCAGATGTTCGAGCAGTTCAATCAGGGCGGATGGACCCCGAACGACGAGGCAGAGGACGAACCAGTGTTCGACAAGACGAGCATGGGTAAGAACATCGACGAGAAGACTGCCAGCAAGTTCTAGTGTACAACGACCCAAAACATAAGGGGAACTCCGCAAAATACCATACGGGGTTCCCCTGCATCAATAAAGAGTGTGATAGACCAGCCGGAACTGCGTGGAGTCCTTATTGGTGCTTCGAGTGTAATGTAGAACGCATCGATAGAATAACTAAGCAGTTGGAAGATATCGTTAACCGTTCTAATCCCGGCGATCCTTGACGGGACAACTCAGCGGGGGGTGGCGCAAATGCGCCCCCCGCCTTTTTAGAGGTAAACATAATGGACGATAAAGAATTTACATTTCACGCCCGTCGCGACGAAGAATTGTGTAAAGATGGCAAAAAACACGATTTCAAGGGATGGATAGAAATTGATGAAGGACGGGGCGGGACTACTGTTTGCACTAAATGTGGACTTACAGCCATTGAGCATTCATTAAGGTACGGTCCATGAAACAAACCATTAATCCAGAACTGGCGCTTGATATTGTCCGCCGCAACTGGAAACCAATTGCCTTTGATACAGAAACGACGGGGCTAACCGTCCATGATAAGATATGTGGATACGTTATTACGAGTGAGGATCACTCTATCTATGTTCCGGTCCGGCACGAGGGCGGCGGTAACATACCTAATGTCGATGATTTCGAGCGCGAGCTTAATGCTGCGTTCGCTGATCGTAGCCGCTTTCTTTTTAGGACTGTGGGCCATAATTTGGGTTTCGATCTGCGTGTATGTTTGCGCCACGGCGTTGTACTACGCGGTCCACTCGAAGACACAATGATCAACGAAGCTATCATCAGCGATGTAAATTCGGGCTACGGTCTGGATGAATGCTGTACCCGCCGCAAGGTGACGCCCAAACGAGGAGATGAACTTTATGCAGAGATTGCCCGTCGTTTCGGAGGTTTGCCGGACAAGAAACAAATGGGGAAATTTTGGAAACTTGAAGGTGACCATCCCCTTGTCGTGGATTATGCAACAGGGGATGGAATCTCTACCCTGGAACTATGGGCCAGACAACAATGTATCCTTGACGATGACGATTTACGGAGACCATGGCAGCTCGAATGTGATCTTATCCCTTACGTGGCACGAATCCACCACAGAGGACTTAGAATCGACCCCGAATATGCGGGGCGAGTAGGAGGAGAAATAGATGAAGCGATCAAAGAAAAAAGCAAAGCGTTTGTCCCCGGCTTCAACGTCCGTTCCCCGAAAGCAGTCGAAGCGCTCTACCGTGCAAACGGGTACGGCGATAGCCAATTTTCGCGCACAGACAACGGAGCCCTCTCCTTCACGGAGAAGTGGCTTGAAACCAACGACATCGGCGGAGCCATCCTTGCAGTTAGACGGCTCGAAAAGGCACGGGACAGCTTTATCGCACCCCTTGTTGACACCCACAATGTCAATGGAAGGGTCCATCCCATTCTTAACCAGTCCAAGTCCGACGACTACGGAGTTGCTGGCGTCCGGTTCTCCTGTTCGGAACCGAACTTACAGGCTTTCCCCAAGAGAAATATTGACGTTGGAAGAGTTGTTAGACGATTGGTTGTACCCGATGATGGCTTTGTCATTGAAGAGGCTGACGCAAAACAACAAGAGCCACGACTGTTTACTCACTATTCGGGAGACGTCGCCCTCGTCGATGGATACCGAAATGGTACAATGGACATTCATGACCGAGCGTCCCAAGTCCTCGGATTAGACCGAGAGACAGCTAAGAGGATGGGAATGGGGATGTTAACAATGATGTCCCCGCCCACCCTTGCGGGGCACATGCGTTGGCCGCTTGAACAGGCCCGCGATGCGCATCGGCGGTTCCTAACCGACGCCTTTCCGGACATCAAGACGTTCCAAGATACAGCTGTCCAAGTATTCAAGCGGAGGGGCTATGTCAAAACCCTACTTGGCCGACGCGCTTATCTGGATGACCCCCGATTTGCATACCGTGCAGTATCAAGAATCATACAGAATGTGGGGGGCGAGCACCTCAAAATGTGCTTACTCACGGCTTGCAAATACGAAGATGCTTTCCCGGAAGATTTGCAAGTTTTGCTCACCATCCACGACAGTCTCTTATGGCAGAGACGACCAGAACACGACGTTCGCGATTTAATCAGGGGTATTGAACATGTGGCAGAAGAACTCGAGTTATCCGTGCCTATCCCGTTTGGACTTGGTTCCGGCAAAGATTGGGCGCGGGCCAGTTATGGGGACAAACTGGATAAGTATGAGGAATAGCGCAGTGGTATTTGGTGCATCGGCGCTGTTCGCGCTGATGTTCGTCTTCGCGGCACGAACAGACGTGCCTCAAACTGTCGCGGCGACTGTAAGCGTCGGCGAAGATGATCAATTCGAAGACATTTGGCGCGAAGCAGCAGTCAACACCGCGTTGAAGTCAGCTTCGCTGCGCGTCCCAAACGAGCCCAAAGTGGTGCAGACTGAAGTCGTTCTTCCCCCAATCATCGCCACTCCGGAAGAGATTACACCGAAACTTAAAAAGAAGCTGATACTCAAGCAAGACATCTGCGAGCGCCACGGAATGCATAAAGTGCAGCGTGGAAGAAGTTGGCGATGCCGGAAGTAGACGTCCACACATACCGAGACGCAATTAGTGAAGGTTGTGTGATTGGTGTGTGTTCGATGAATAATTGTTTATACCCATCCTGCTCGAAACAATACTTGACAGCGACCACAGGGAGTGTTAAAATGCCGTATCGACCGGGGGACCCGACCGTGCAGATCGAAGCTGGGATCGAACACACGACAGCCAAAGCTTACCTAATCCGCCCAACCATGGGTAGTAAGGAGCAAGTATGGCTACCGAAATCCCAGACAGTCGAAATGGGTGATCCCGACGATAATAATCTGCGGGTATTCACCGTCACCTTGTGGTGGCATAATCAGGCAGGATTGGATGAATGACGACAGAAGCTGATATTAAACGAGACATGATTAAGTCGATGCACGAAGGTGGGCATTACGCTCGCCGCCTCGAAGACAAATTCGCCGTGGGGGTGTTTGACACCATCCTAATCCCCAAGGGGATGCCGGTGTTCATGGCGGAGGTCAAGCGGGTAAGGGACAACGTATTTGGCCCTACTCCGAGGCAGCTAATCGAATTACACCGCATAAGAGATGTCGCCGAACAAAGCGGCCACGTTATCCCCCTCATGATTGGGTGGCATGAAGGGGTGTACTACTTCCACAAGCCCAAAGTGAAGATCAATCGCGCGGAGTGTTTCTCAATCACGACGAGCGACGTTCCGTTCTACAAGCAACTAATCCTCTACTATTACTCACAGAAAGGCCTGCCGAAATGAACAACCCACGAATCAAAGCCGACCCCCTCGCTGTCTCCGAAAGCGTCCTGCTCGACGCGGGCAATGCGATCCGCGAGCGCAACAAAGAACACGGTCACACCGAACGATCATTCAAGATGATCGGTGAACTGTGGAGCATTTACATCACCCACGCTTACACCAGCCGGGACGACCTGATGCTCAAGCCTCACGACATAGCCCAAATGATGTCCCTTGTGAAGATTGCGCGGGCGGTTTATGGCTATTCACTGGACAATTTCATCGACGGGGCTGGTTACACCGCGCTCGCCGCGATGCTTACCCCCTCGCCGCAGAAGTCCGCCGATATCCGTCCAATCATAACGACGACCAAGAGTGAGGCGAAGGATGATACTGTTTAAGTTCAAGGGCGTACATTGCGTCGTGGACGGACAGTTTGGTTCAACAGGCAAGGGGGCGCTTTGCGCCTACCTTGCCGACCAAGCTATGAAGACGGGGGCCGCAATTCGGTTCTCAGGATCGATCTATAGCGGTGGCCCCAACAGCGGGCATACCTTCTATCACAACAATAATAAGCATGTACTGAAGCAGTTGCCGACATTCAGCGCCTATTTGGCGCTCAACAACATAGTGGTCCCGGCATACCTATCTGCCGGGGCCGTTATTGATCGGGACGTACTCCAACGCGAGGCGGAGACGTATCCCAACCTCCCCATATTCGTGCACCCCAACGCCGCCATCATAACGGACGAGGATCGGAAGGCAGAGGAAACAGGCTCTATCGCCGAAGTGGCGGGGACCCGAAGTGGGACCGGCGCGGCTCTCGCCCGGAAGATACTCCGGGAACCCAATGCCATCGCTGACCGTTCGCTTGGCCGCCTCGCCGCCAACGTAGTGCTACAAAATCACCGCATCAAGCCAGAGCGCAACGCCTATTTCATGGAGGTCGCGCAGGGGTTCAGCCTTGGGATCAACTCACATTTCTATCCCAAAGTAACATCTAGAGAATGCACTGTTATGCAGGGGATGGCAGATGCCAGAATTCCTCCTAGACACATTGCTGTTACTTATATGGCAATCCGAACTTTTCCTATTCGTGTTGGGAATGTTAACGGGCATTCTAGCGGTAATTGGTATTCGGACCAGCATGAGACTTCTTGGGATAGGCTCGGAGTGGAACCCGAAATCACCACCGTAACAAAGAGGGTGCGACGCGTTGCGTCGTTCTCCATGGACCAATTCTTCGAAGCCTGCCACGCCAATGATCCGGACATAGTATTCGCCAGTCACATGGATTATCTAAGTCCGGACAACCAACTAAACTTCGTGGACGACCTGCGGTCCGCCAGAGCGAATATGAACAAGTATTTTACTCTGTTGACCGGCCACGGCCCGACGATCAATGACATCAAGAAGGAAGAAGACGAATATGACTAACATTTTAAAGACCAATCTAGTGATTGCGCTGCCCGATTCGCTCGAGCAATACTCCGGGCAGTTAGCCAACTTCGTCGACGGGATGATAAGGAAGTTAGACAAGAACTCCCACAAGGAGACTCCCACGATGAAGGCGATACCAGAAATCGTCGAGAACTTGCGAGAAGAAGTAATTGAGTTCGAAGAACAACTGGCGACGGACAAATTCAACGAAAATTCGTTGATAGAACTCATGGACGTCGCTAATTTCGCATTCTTGGCCTACGTTGCGCTGAGAATGCAAGGGGTGGAGCATGCCAAATGACGGAACCCGTCCAGTTACACTTCGACTTAACCAATCCGACTGCGATTGGCTCCGAAAAACCTACGGTGCAGATTGGAAACGTAGACTTGAGCAACACATCCAAGGAGAAATCCACGCCCGCAAAGACCGGAGCGGATGGTACGATGAGTTTGCTCGCCGTACAGGAAAAAGCGCTTACAAGCTCCCGTGACAAGTTAGGATTTGCCTACTATATGGAAATGGGGTTGGGCAAAACTCTAACTGCGTTGGTTGAGTTCCTACAGCTGGTTTCAGAGGGGAAGGTCACGCGACTGGTAGTTGTCTGCCCCAACAGTTTTAAGGGCGGATGGGTCGATGAAATTAAGAAACACCATATCAATGTTCAC